ATTACTCACCGGATCCACGTAGGAATCGTTTACTATGCTGTCAACATACCCAACATTATCTACTGGGCCAACATAAGTAACCCTAGTCGAGGGACTCAATGACAATAGATACCTAGCAGCACTACCAGTAATAACAGATACTTGCCCACCTAATGCACCCGAAGATACAACAGTATGGACCTTATTACCTGTCCCAGATATTGCTGCACCAGTACATAGCAAGGTACCAGAGGTATCATGCTTAGTGCTATGGTTAGCTGATCCGGATATGCTACCTAATGAGCCTACTAGTGTTCCAGTAGTGTTCTCGTTAGTATAGTTAGTTGCTGATCCTACGATTGAGGCTATGCCTGATAGATCACCTGTAGCATTAAACGTTCTGAATCTACTTGCAGAGCCTGATACCGCACCAGTCAATCCGCCAATAACACCAGAGGTACTATGAGTTACGAACCTAGTTGATACACCAGACACCACTGAGGATACACCACCAAGAGCACCAGAACTTAATCTGACAGTCCAGTTGGAAGAGTTACCTGTGATAGTAGCTGTGTTTCCTGTAAGTGCTCCTGATGAGCCATGTACAACAAACCTTCTAGCGTCACCCAGTAATACACTAGGATCACCGATGAGTGCTCCGGTTGTGCTATGCTTGGGTATATGGCTAGCGGCACCAATGGTGTAGCTTCCACTACCTATTAGAGACCCAGTAGATAAGTAGTTTGATTCCCTACTAGCAAAGCCAAAGGTTCCTAGGGCAGCACTACCATACAGGGCACCAATTGATCCGTGGGTTACTATTCCTGCAGTACGGCTGGATGAGCCGGAGAGGGTAGAGGTTAACCCACCCAATGTCCCTGTGGCAGTGAAGCTACGGAATCTGTTTGATGATCCTGATATACTACCTAGGACTGCTTGGAGTGTTCCAGAAGTATCGTGGGTTATACCTGTTGCAGAAGACCTACTAGAAGAACCTGCAATAGTGCTGGTTGTGCCAGAAAGTACCCCAGTAGCACCAAACGATCTGAACCTATTACCTACCCCATTGACTGAACCAATCGTGGCAGAGAGGGCACCTGTGGACCCGTGGAGGGCTACATGCGCTGCTGTACCCGCGATTGATCCTAGTTGTCCGGTGAGTGTACCTGAGTTGTCATGGGTAATTACAACACCAATGCGGTTAGCCGAACCAGAAACCGAGCCTATAGCCCCTGTTAAAACACCTGAACTCGCGAAATTAGTCCAGTTCGACGCATTAGAGGTAATAACTGTAAGGTTGTTTCCTAATGCGCCTGTTGTGGACATCGCTCTGAAACGGTTAGACGAACCAACGATTGTGCCCAGTTGCCCTGTTAGAGTACCTGCTGTACCGTGGGTTACTGCACCTGTAGACCTAGAAGCTGAACCAACAATTGCTCCGATAGAGCCAGTAAGAGCACCAGTAGATGCCATCGCTCTGAAGTGGTTAGATGTCCCTGCTACTGAACCTATCTGTCCTGCTAGAGCACCCGTAGATGCCATCGACCTGAAACGATTAGAGGTACCCGCTACAGAACCAAGTTGCCCAGTGAGTGCCCCTGAAGTACTGTGGGTTACTGTGCCAGAAGACCTTGCTGCTGTTCCCGCTACTGAACCTATCTGTCCTGCTAGAGCACCCGAAGATGCCATAGCGCGGAATCTGTTTGAGGAACCCGTTACAGAGCCTATTTGACCAGTGAGAACACCAGTATCTAGGTGCTTAGCCTTCCTTGCTGCTGTACCAGTGATTGAGCCTAGTTGACCTGTGAGTGTTCCGGTAGTTGGATGGTTGACTCGGTGAGCAGAAGATCCTACTATTGCTGAACCCGGGCCTGTGAGTGCTCCTGAAGTACTGTGGGTTACTGCCCCACCGGATGCAGCTTTAAATAGTAGGACTAGTGACATACTATGCTACCGCTGTGAACTCGGTCCAGTCTACGCTAACCATCCACATGTCAGTCACCGGGTTTTGCGTCGCCAGAACGTAGTCGAGTACGCAGACGATGCCTTCGCCTTCACGCAAAATGACATACTCATCAGGCCCGTCCATCAGCGAGATTTTGTTGATCACGTCGAAGCCAGCGGCGGTAATCATCCGTGCAGCAAACTGCGCGGTCAACGCACCAGCAACAGGAGTCGCGGTCAGCGCCGTGGCAGATGACGTGCCATCCGCAGAGGCGTCAAACAAAATGGCTACGCTGGCGCTGGATGTCTTCGAGGAGTCCTTGGGCTGCTTGAGAGCCGCTGTGCCGTTTGTAGGCGCGGCAGTAACCCGGTACAGACGAACCATCGGGGGCAGCACAGTCACGGCCTTAATAACCGTGGCGGTCAGGTGCACATGAATCTCTTCAAGCTTAACCAACAGACCTGATCCTGTTGTATTATAGATACTAAAGATCTTTTGCCCAGCGGTACCTGCACGACCGGGCATACGGAAACTACTTGCACGACCATCATAGGTAACGTTCTCGTCGCCATCTAGAGTGACCGGGAGGGGGAACCCACCAGAGACGTCTCTAGAAGTATTATCCGCGCCCCAAGCAGCTTTAACCCGTTGAACCTTAACACCAGAGGACGCACCACCATTCAATGTCGTTACGTCATCCGTACTAATTACGTCCCCTGTGCCGGGGAGGGTGGTGTTATCTGCCATGTTATGCGCTCAGTGCGGTATAAGTCAGTGCTGAACAAGCAACGGTGTCACCCGCAGTCACAACCAAACCATTAGTCATGTTAATGTCTGATGCACTAGCAGCAACAGCACAATGGATCACTACAGTACCAGCAGATGTCTGTAGAGTAGCCGTAGCTACCGTACCACCAGCAGCAGCAGTGTCAGAAGTAATCGCATTAGCCGTAGCAGTGCCCGTAGCACTAGCACCAAAGGCAGTAGCTGACAAGGACAAGGTAGCTACAACAGTACCCGGAGCACCTACTGTACCCGTGGTACGAAAGGCAAGCTTACCAGATGCACCAATGAGTGCTGTTACTGCGTCTGTTGCAGCGTTACGTGCTGCTGTCGTGTGGGTTACCGCCATTATTTATCTCCTTCTGTTTGTTCATCTTGAGCCACGATATGACCCACCATTTCTACAATCTCTTTTTCACCTGTTGCTGCACGAGTGATCTCAAGGGTGAACTTGACTTCTGCAGGTTGTGTTGTAAGTTCAGCCATGATTATTGTCCTGTTACGTTAGAAAGTACTGCAGTGAATGCGCCATCATGGGTCATGACACCGTACTCGTATTTAGCCGTGGCTGTACCAGCATAGGCAGTTATACCTGCAACAGCGGTTACTGTGACTGCTGCAGCCGCTGCACCGTCGAGGTATTTAACCCCAGTGATCAAACCACGTACCACATTAGGTGCACGATAAGCGGTACCTGCATCTGCTGTATTAGCTGCTACAGTGATGTTAACAACTTGGTTGTCTGGGATGTATGTAGCGATGCCTGTAGTGGCCGCTGTAATCTTTAAGAATTGCATTTATGTTTTCCTTATATTTGATGTTTGTAACAGGGGATAGTTAGTCATGATGATTTGCTTGAGCTTCCGCAGGTTAGCAGGATGACTCATGAAGTCTTGGGAATGAATATCTAAGCCGTATTTAGTAAGTATGTCGATGCTAACGATGTCCGGGATTATAGCAAAGGAACGATAGTGTCGTCCATTCTTAGTGAATCCCTCATCGGCTTGCCTGCTATGCTCTGCATAGTCTTTGTAAGCAGTTACGTTCTGTTCTAGCAGAAAGTCGTCTTTCTTCTCTTTGACGACAAAGCTATTAGATACGTCTTCAATTGATTTGTATTCCATTATTTCCTCAAAGTAAAATATAGGGGTGAGATCGTCATCCCACCCCGATACTAGTCTAGATTAGGCTCCAGACAGACCAAAGATCATAGCCGCGCCCTTAGGATTGCGGCATTCCAAAGTACCTTCTTCAACAATCTGACCGATGATCGAGTCACCCAGCTGGCCCAGATCAACTTCCTGCATAGGACGCAGGGAAGCATAGCTGAACCACATAGGATCGAACACGAATGCACTAAAGTTAGCAGCATTGGTCAGGTTGGTGATAGGTGCCAAGTTAGAGATGCCCATAACGTAGTTAGGAACAACCATGATGTCACCAAAGTCGCTCATGTAGATCTCGACAGACTGACGGAGTTTACCATCAGTGTCAACATTACGACGAACGTTACCGTCACCCGCATTGCTCGTACCAGAGCCAGCGGACTGGGCCTTAGCAGAGAACACACGACGGTTAGCCGGGGATAGCATCAGCTTAGTAGCCTTGCCACCATTCTCGTACACTGCTTGCATAGCATTGTCAACATGCGACAGAGTCAGAGACACCGTAGCTGCAGACGTAGCAGTAGAGAAGGTACCACAAGTACCACCGCCTGGATTGGTCGGAGCAACGTAGGTTGCGCTAGACACATGGAATGCCGTAGCCGGTGTGTTGGTAGCTGCGGTGTAGTTCACCCAAGCTTGATAACCACCGAAGGTACGAGTACCAGAACCGTTAGAGTTCTTCCAGCCTTGAACCAAGTCGAACTCAACGTCACGGCGGAGTTCAGTACCACGCTTTTTAAGTTGATAAGCGTACTCATCAGCAACACCGGCTTGGTCAACGGCACGTTTAGTACCAGTAACCGTAACGGTCTTGCTGTTGATCTGGGTGTAGTTACCCAGACGAGTGCGGAAGGGTTCAGCGGCCTGAGCAGCGGCTTGAGTAGCGTAAGATACGCCTTCAGCCACTGGAGCAGACACGGGAACCGACAACTCATCGGTCTGCCACTCGTGGAAGACTGCGGTTGCTTTGGTCTTGCCGATAGACGACAAGAAGGGGGTTTCATCACGGCTAATCATCGAAATGAAGTTAGCCAGATCTTCGCGTTCACCAGCGTTTACTGCATTACCAGTAGCACCAGACGAACGAGCGGCGGCCTTAGGGCCACCAGTTGCAAAATTTGCACCTGCCATTTTAAATTCTCCTAAAGTAAGATAGAGGAGTCGTTAGACTCCGATTCAAAGTTTCTTACTCACAGATGAAATCCTTTTCAGGAAGTCAAGCTGATCCTGATTGGACCCTTGACCAGATAGAACCTTCGCCCGGGATGACTTATCTTGTGCCTGCTCTCGTTGTGAAATCGGGGTTCCCTTCTTTGTGGGGATTGATTTCACTGTCTGAACAATTTTTCGTTTAGCCTCACCCGTATCCTTAGCTGTCTTTAGTTTGCGATAGTCGTTAATGAATTTCACAACTTGGGGATCATAGATTTGTTCAAGCAATCCTTCTGGAATGCCCTCCTTGATAGCAAATTCCCGAACACTCTTGGCAACTTTATCCGAATAGTCAGGGATCAGCGTTGTGATCTTTTCTGAATATTGTTTCAGTAACTCTTGTTGCACTAATGTTTGTTGTTCTTGGATCTTACTAGCAATTGCTTTTGTCTTTTCTTCCCGTCCGTTGCGCACCTTCCAGTATTTCTCTTGGATGGCTTCACGAGCGTCTTTCGCTTCCCTTGCTGCATATGTATCACCTTCGTCTCGTGCCTTATCGATTTCAGCAGTGAGTCGTTGGTAATCCGCAGTAAGCTTGGTCTCCTCAGCCATCAAATCCTCGTGGAGGACAGTGCCAAGTTGAACCAACTCATTTAGCTTAGTTGTTCTTTCTGTGTCAATCGCTTTCTTTTCTTCTGCGAGTTGTCGCCCTTTAGAGGTCAAATGTTGATCCGTGGCGTATCCCTTACGGGCCTCTTCCAAGGTGACATACTTAAGTTCCCCGTCAATCTTGACCGGAATCTTGTATGTCCAGTCGATATCGTCTTCGCCCGGGAGTTCGGATTCGGGGGTAGATTCTTCATCCCCAGCTTCTTTCTCGTCGGCCTTATCTTTATCGGCTTCTTCATCTGATTCTTTTTCAGACTCTGCTACATCCTCATCGGTGCTGTCTTCTGTAGTTTTGTCTTGAACATTCTCACTCTCGTCCTCTTCTGGTAGATCACTATTCAAACCCAACAGTTCTGCAACTGGTGAGTTCTTCATAATGTCATCTAGGCTGGGTGCGTTGTTCGAGTCACTGTATTCCCCGTCATTAAAACTGCTGCTAGAGATTTCTGAAGCAGGTGTTGAAGTAGAGAGGGTGTCGGTGTAAGTTGCCATTGTTTAATTATCCTTGTGTCTGTTGTTTCTTAGCTGCGCGAACTGCGGCCATGCGGTCTACTGTAGATACATCGAGCCCGTCGAGTACATCAATAGCATTCTGGATATTTACCAGAACAGGGGCATAGCTCTGAGAGCGACCCACCCCACCGTTAGCACCGCAAGCAGCGATCTCATTGACCAGCTCATCACGCGCCTTAACTAAGACATCTTTCGCTAGAATATTTTTACTCATTGTTTCCTTCCCCTTCTTGGGATTTGGTTTGTTGTTTGATGAATTGCATGTTGGTACCGTATTGTTCGATGCCAATCATCTTTGATTTAATTGAGCCTAGAGCCATTGCAGAAGCATATAGGAAGTCTCTTTCCTTGACTGCATGTGGCTCGGTCTTCAACCATGCTACAAAGAGATCGCTAAGGATCTCACCGTATGCATCATTAAAGAATTGCTCTCGTTCTTCTTTGGCAAACATAGATTTCGCTAGAGCCATTTGTGACTCTTTGAAGGGTTCAATCTTTGTTTGTCCAATGCCGGATGAATAGTCCATTTTGGGTTTCACCCGGCCATTAAAGTTTTCTCTGTATTTTTCCATGTTCTCTCTGAGTTACATTGGTAAATCCGGTGCCATAGGTGGCCCGGGTAGTGTGGGTGGGGGCGCACTGCCCTGAGGGGCGTTAGCGTTGTCTCCCCCGTTACTCTTAATAAAGTCATTGGCGATCTTAAGTAGTTCGTCAATTCCTTTGACTAGTGGAAGTTCAACACCTTCCTTAGCTGCACTGATGTACAGCTTAAGATACTCTTGTTGGCTCTTATCGAGCGCAACCATTAGTTGCTTTGTGTTATCCTGAAGCGCGTTTTTCGATTGTACGTTAGTCAGGTCAAGGGTTGCTTGTCTCTGAGCGATATCCAGTTGCTTCAGTTGTTCTTCCAGTTGTTGTTTCTTCTGTTGTGCTTGTTCTTCTGCTTTACGAGATTCTTCAGCCTTCTGTTTGAAGTCTGGTGCAGTGTAGTCAACAAGGAAGTCAAGAGGATCAAGATCCATTGCTTCTAATGTCTTACATGCAATACGTACTGCAGCCTCTGGGTTAACCGCCGAACCAGCGCCTGCTTGTTGCAGCGCCGGGATTAGTTGTTGTCCCACAATAGTCATTTTCTTGACAATCGATGAGTTACCGTTCTCACCTACGTCAGCATCGATGTACATAACAAGGTTGTTGGGTAAGGTAGCAGGATCCACAGCTTTGAACACATCATTCTGCGTGGTATACTTGACTTCTGAACCTTTCATCTTAGTCTTGATGAGGTTATACACCCCATTACACAAACGATGAATACCTGTCTCAACAAACCTACGAGCCATGTGCTGGATACGCACTTGTGCTGCAGATTGTGCACGGGCCATCTTCTCGTCTGAGTTGCCTGAGACAAAGAGGGTGTCATTCAAGCCTTGTGCAGCTTTAGACAGCCCGGTAGCTTGTTCCTTGTGAGTTTGTAGCATTTCCAACAAAGGAACTGTACCTTGGCTGATGGTATCAGGGGTCATAGCAGCAACTGCACTGTTGGGGTTACCATTAGTCGCAATAATCTGCTTAGGCTTCATATTCTGCAGGGCAGAGAAGTCAACTACGTTAGGATCTGCTAGCTTCGGGGAGTAATTTGTGAGATAAACGTTCTCAACAAAACCGCGCAGGATAGCGGTAGTAGCCATAGTGGTAGGACGCACCATATCAGCAGCAGATAGACCAAAGAACTCGTGGGGTACGTCGAATGGGCAGAGGGAAGCCAACGGAATCTCATCTGCATCCTCCTCCAAGAGAATTGTTCCACCCGCTAAGATGAAATGTTTCAATTCTGCGATACCGTCACCATCCCGATCCACTCTAAGCCAACATTCAATGACTGTGACCTGCCTATTTGCCTCAGTTGGGTACAACTCACGCGAGTTTCCACCCAACCAGTACTCTTCACCTACTAACCGCTTACGAACTGACTGTTCCTCGGTGTATTTAGTGGCCCAATCGTAGGAACCATCACCGATCTCGTCCCAGTTAATCGTATCTGCAATGTCTGGCCATTGTTTTCGTATCTCTGACCTTGTAAGATCTATCTGGATACCAACAAAAGCAGCATCATTGAAGCCGTGAGCATCCCGTGTGATACGGAAAGACTCTGGATGAACGTTCTTGATCTGAATTCGGGTCTTGTTGTGCTTAATTTTTAGTCGCACGTCCTTATAGACCATTACATACTCAGACTGACCCGTCTCCGGATTAGACTTTAACTCTTGATCGTACTGAAGCTTACCGACAATCTCGGTGTCGGGTTCAGCCAGCAGTAAATCTAGGTTTTCTTGTGAGATTGTGTCGTATTCTTCAAAGGAATACTCAAAATCCTCGATATATTCCCACCGAACTACTGAATTCTTCCAAAGTAGTGCAGCTTTTACCCATGTATTTAGCAACTCCCACCCATTATTTTGCTTGAAAATGGTGTAGTTTACTAGGTCACTTGCTACTTTTGCCTTATGGAAGTCAGTAGGTTGTGTACCTGCTGGAATAAACCTAGCAAGTTTGTTGTTACTAAACAAGAGTTCAGACAGAATCGCTACGTATCCTTCAATAACTTCTACGG